AGACAGGTATCTCGACCCATAACCTTGAATTGTTCTTGGATCATATATATGAAGTCACAAAAGGGAGGAAACTGAATTTTGAATATCTTCTATTTGGAACCTTACCAAAATATAATAATATTTATAAAACAGATTCACCCACTCGTTACATGAAGGAAGGGAGTAAACAAGATCACTTTGAGGAGCGATTAGAGATCGCTTTGGATAGTGAAAGCATCCAAAAAAAGCTAAAAGAAGTATTGCTGTTGTCACAATAATGACACACGCCATTCTGTAACCCCTGTTATTACAGTGTTGTTTATAATTCTGTCGCGATCACTTGTAACCATCGCAACGGTTCATTTTAAAGGCTAGGGTTTTGATAAACAGACGTTTAACTTAACCCTTTTTTTATGGTCACGACTACAATAAGCCTATTTAAACTTAAAAATGACACAAGTAATGACACAAAAAAAATCCTTGTGCCAATTACAACTCATTTTGCCATTAGAAACTATGTTAGAAAGACCGATGGCAGATCACCTCTAACTCTTCATGTATCCCAAAGTGGTAAAAGAAAGCGTATAGCGTTGGACCTACATACGTTTCACAAAGAATGGAATCCCAAAAAAGAACGATGTAAGAAGGATCTAGATGTAAATCTGATTCTGGAAAATATCCAAAAAAGGATTACAGAAATTAAAACCCAATACCGGCTTAATAATTCCTATCTCACTTTAGACAAATTTTTATACGAATTTGAAAAGGGATTTAGTCGTTTCGATTTTATCGAATTCTACGAGCTTATGGTGGAAGAACAATCCCATACTTACACCTCTGGAACCTACAGGCGGTATAAAAGTGTATGCAATAAGATGAAAGCTTACCAAAAGCAATGGTATTTTGCAGACATCACTGTCTCTTTTCTAGAGAGATATTGCAACCACCTCAGAAAAAGGAATCGAGAAAGCACAGTAATGGCTAACATGTCTGCTATAAGAAAGTTTCTCTATGATGCTAAGAGAAATGAAATACAGATGCCTCTCAATATCCAAGATCTAAAAATCAAAGAAATAAAAACAGTCCCTACAACTCTGGAAGTAAAGGAACTGGAACTAATTTGGAAATATTATTTTTCAGAATTTATACCAAAATTTCAAAAGTTAACCGTTGGTTACTTTCTTATGAGCTGTTTTACTGGTTTAAGAGTTTCTGATCTGCTACAGATGAAAAGACAGAAAAAAGAAAGCCAGTATAAAATAATAAGTCAAAAAACACAAAAGCCAATCACCATTAATCTTTCAAAAAAAGCACGAGTGGTTTTAGAAGAAGAACCCAAACTATTTATGGAAACCCTTACAGACCAGTACATGAATAAGAAGCTAAAGTTGGTAGGAACACATCTAGGCATCCACAAGAACTTAACCATGCACGTGGGACGCCATACTTTCGCAACCAACTATATAAGAATGGGTGGCAACCAAACCGACTTACAAAACCTACTAGGCCACAGCTCTGGAAGAATGACAGAGAGATATATAAATATAGCTTATGAAGAATCGAGCAGAAACATAAACCTAATAGATAATATCTTTTAGGCCTCAGTTTCTATATCAACCTCGGTGAAATCTTTATCTACAATCCTTACTATAAGTTGCTTAATGAAATGATTCTGGTTGTAAGCAAAGCTTTTCTTTCTTACACTTAAAGAGAGAGCCTCTTCAATAGTCACGACATTAGACCACTTAAAGGTTTGACTGTACAAACGAAACCTTAACCAGTCTTTATGGTCTTGATCAAACACACCTGGGATAAGTAGCGAAGTAGGATCTAAAGAAAGGTTACCAGTGACAGAAGGATCGTCATGGTAAAAGACTGAAATAACGCCTTGGTGATTATCTGGATAAAATGTAGAAGTGAGACCATCAACAGTTTTATTAAGAACTGGAAACAGACCAATGTTTATATCTTGAGTATTTTCATCTCTTTTAAATCCTTCTGTCTGTGCCCCTTCTCTAGAAAATAGTAACTTTTTATAATCTAAGTCGTCTTGTTTTTCTTGAAATTGAAGTAAAAAGGATTTTTTTTCATTTGGCTCGCGTGTAGGAAACCTAACTTCTGTGTGACTCAGATCTTGGGATACTGGCAAGTTAATAGACTCTGTAATCTTATTCATTATAACCTCTTGGTTGTTAATATCTACGGTGATATCCAAATTACGCCACGCCATAACAGCTTTTACCAAATCTCCAAAGGTTTTGTTGGGCATGGTCTCGCTAAGCTTTACTTTATTGGATACGTTAAGAGCTGGCACAAAAACACCAAATTCACGACTAGCAATTTTCGTGAGTGTAAGATCTACGACTGATGTTTGGGTAATAGTTGACTCATTTTGAAGAGCACCGTCTTCAAAAGTAAAACAGCTAATACCATATATTTTTAGGTATGTTGAAGTTGTGGTAAAAAGATTAAATTCTATAGAAATAGTTTCGAATTGTCTCAAAGGAAGTACAAGCGAATCGTTATTCATAGAATATAATAAATTATCTCCAATGTATATCCTTACATCAGAATCTAAGAATTGATCACTAAAAAGAGTAACATTTCCAGCTAAAATATATTTACCTGGTTCGTTCAGTTCAATACTTCTATAATACCACCCTTCAGATATTAATCCTGGGAAACCTTGATTAAGTAATAAATTTTGAATTGGAATTGGGACACCAGACCAATCTATGTTAATTACAATTTCACCATTATTATGATCTAAACCGTAGGATTCATTACCTGTATCGATATCGACAAAGGCAGTTAAATCTAGAGTTGTAATAGAAATCTCTTGTTGATTTCCAGAAAAGTTGATATAATACTCTGCAAGCTTTCCAAATAATAGCTTTTGTAGCTTTTCGTCTGCTAATATGTCACCAGAAAGGGTAAATCCAACATCTTCAAAACCAACTTTTAAAACATGTAATACATAAGGGAATGGTTGCAGAACTGTTCTATTGGATGCGATGTTAGTTTCTGTATCGAAGGTGTTTTCTACAAATACACCACTTTCGAATAGATTTATCACTCCTTCAAAAGCATCGAAACGTCCAAGATCATTATCCAAAATATCTTGTGGAACTAAAACGGCAGGATATTTATAATTAGTATTTGGCCAATAGATATCACTAAGACTGTTGGCATCTTGCCTAAGACCAAAAACATCTTTATCCTCTAGGGGTAAACTGCTTAATTGTTTAGAGAAATTGGGGTATTCATCAAACCCATATTTAAAAGAAAGATCTATTTGTAGCCCTGTGATTTTTTCTATAGATAAAACAGCGTCATAGGAGGTTTCCATCTTATAGATCTTCACATCGTAGGTCGTGGATTCTATTTTGGAATTAAGATGTGATATCATATTAAATATATTGTCTAGCTCCTTGGTAAGAATTATGGATATAGGCAAAGTAAAATTGATAGAAACCCCGTCTACAAACCATTGGTTCTGCTCCGTGTAATCAATATTTTTATCTAATAGATTTATCTCAAAATCTTTATGAATAATTTTGTAAATCATTGGTTGGATTTATTTGGAATTCAACATCGTATTGGTAAAGATCTAAGTCTGAATCGTAATTGACCATAGTATAAGCTTTGGGCACAAGCTCGACTAGAGGTTCTGTAGCATTAGCCAAGAGCCAACAGTTTTTGGAATTTCTAACCTGTTCCAAGTAAATCTGGTTGCTTGCAGGGATATACCCTGTATTCATAACAAGACTTATAGTCTTAATAGACTTTTCGTTTTTGATAGATTCTACAAGATTTATAACATCCTTGGATTGTATAATCTCATTTTCTGAAGAGAATCTCCAATCTCCACAAAAATCGAACAGCTGAGGAACACTATACTCATCTTCGTACACAACTTGGTTAAAGCTTTTTCCCTCTGGGTAAACAATAAAACTTACTACCTGGGCAACATTCTGTCCAAAGCCAATTTCAATGGGGTATAACTTATACTCAATCTCATCACCAATATCAAATTCAGAAAAATCTACGAGCAAACCATAAAGTCTCTCTATATTAATTAGTTCTTCATAAGAATCATGCAAATCACCATTTTTAAATATTTCTAAAACTATTTTTTCTCTAGTCACAAAATTAATAAGTCTAAAAGAGGCTTTTGTTACTTTCTGCTCTACATTTTTATCTCTAAGAAGAGCTAAGTTTTCCTGAAAAAAGGGATTACGACCCGTTATAAAACGTATTAATTTATTTTCTTGCTGGTCTACAAAAAAATTATCTGAAGCATTGTAAACTCTAAATTTTATATTTACAGAGGATGGCTTATAATATTCTATTAGCTTATTGTTTGTTCCTGTTACTAGGTAATCTCTAAGCAGCTTGTATAAGGAATTAGCATCTAGACTGCTAAGGGACCGCTTTACAATCTCACCAATATGTATTTCTGCTTTGTTCTTAAAAAATCCTATTCTGTACTCATACTTTTTTGGCAAGGTAGTGGCGTATGGATAACCAATTGGGGAGACTTGTACATCTACAACAACATACCTTTCTTGTGGCGAGTTGTTAAAAACCCTACTAAGGGAGGTATTTTCGTCTGTAAAATTGAGTCCAGACTTAGATAAACCAAGCTCAAAACGCTCTGCAACCTTTAGCCTTACAGGAATAATGTATTCTTTTTCATTTGCTGTAAGTACTATATCATTTTCGTAAAGACCAGGTAACAAATACTCTTGGTCTATAAGGTGTACTACAACTTCAAAAGAATTGGTACCAGAATAATGAGATAGAGATAACCAAGAAGGAGAAGTAAGACTCCAATTACCATTCCCAGAAATATTCAAAAATTGAAATGGATTAATCTCTGAACCCAAAACAACCAAAAAATTAAGCATCTGCGGCTGAAATGTAAATTCTGAACTACTGGAGACCAAAATATCTGCAGTGAGAGACTTTCTACCACCATAGTCATTACCAAAATAAACATCCAATACAGTTTCCAAGGTTCTTAACTCATCTACTCGTGCATCTGCAGACTCTTTCAATTTTATCTGCAATTCTGATGTGTTGGTGTAACTGTAAGCTGTCCTGCCTAACCAAGTAATAGGATTGGGAACAGTATCCCCCACTAATTCAAAATCATTTTGTAGAGTAACCAAAACGCCTGGACTAGAATACAACATCATGGTTACTATTGGTCTTTCTTCATCATTAAGACCATGATTAAAATTAACAAAATTTGGATTTATGAAAAAGTTACCATTTAATACTTTTTGAACAGAAAAGCGAATATATACGCTGTATAAAGTCTCCCACACCCCTGTAGATATTCTATTACCTTCAATAATATAACGCATTACAATACCTAATTTGTTATCACTATCGGCAGTAGAATTTTGGAGATTTTCATAAGAAAAAACGTCTTCAAAAACTAAGTTGTTTTCATCTATAACGACTCCATCCTCTGTAATATCTGTAGTTAAGATAATATGATCCAAGGAGGAAGTAGAACCAGTCTTAATGGCTTTGATCTTGTATTGTGAATAGACTGCGTTGCCAAGAGTAATATTGTAATTGGGCAGGGTTATAACATTGGTTTTATCTGGGATCTCTTGGTTGGTACTAGGGAAAAAATAAACCGTATTCTCATCTGCAAGACCACGCATTGAAAAATGCCAATTGGTTCTTGTAGTTCCTCCTAAAGGGTCAAAATTTCTTATAACTGGGGTAAGGTCTGGATAGTATGGCATGGTCTTATAGTTTTGATGATTCTTTTCTTTTTCTGAATTTGTCTAGGGCTTCTTGGAGTTCTCTGGCATTGGCTTCACTAGCAATAACCTTGGCCATGATGCCGCTTTCTATAATCTTATTGAGCTTAATAAGAGTATTTGTGTTTTGGGCGATAAGCAGTGCCATCTCATTAGTTGTTCCTTGACCAGTTTCTTCTTTATAAAAACCATCTTGGAAACCACGAACGGTAGACAACTGCCTATTAAGGGTTTCCTTAAGATCTGGTGTGAGCTTGGCATAATCGCCACCAGTAATAATCATCTCTGGGGCTTGCTTTCCTTGTTCTCCTGCAAGAAACGTAGTAGGTTGGTCTACAAGTCCAGATCTAGACATACCACCATTTATGGCGTTGAATATCTTACCGTCTTGCTCCCGCTTTACAGGGAATTTATCGCCATAAAAACCTTCTTCGTAACCTGGTGTAGATAATACCATTGCTGCTTGTGTTACTCCTAAAGCTGAAACAAAACCTGTCATAATAGCAGCTGTAGCACCAAAGTCTACTTTAGGAAAGTCTGCCCAAATGCCCATAATAGCCTTAGCAGTATTGATAGCAATAGAGGCAAGAGCTAATTTTTGTTCACGCTCTGCCTGTTTTTTAGCGATTTCTTCTTTTTTCTTTTCAAGATCTTCATCCATAATAGCAACAGCATCGTTATACTGGCGCTCATTTATATATCCTGAATCGAACCTTTCCTTAAGTCCTCTTTTTTGTCTATCGTTATTTACTTCAAACTGCCTTATTCTCTCTTCTTCTTTTTTTGCTGTAAAATTGGAATACATAGCAAAAGCTTGCTGTGCAGCCATAGTGACTGCAAGCACACTTTCCATAACATTGGTGAGATCTGAAAAGTTTGTGAACATGGTGTCCCATTGCTCTGGTGTAAAGCCTAGGATGTCTGTATTTCCGCCAAGACCAAGATCACCGAGTGCATCTGCTTGTCCTCCATTGCTCATTTGAGCTAGAAGAAGATTAATTTGTGAAAGTTCCAGACCAAGCTCTTGTAGTCGAGTAACGATTTGGCTTTTCTGCTCTTCTGTAAGCAAATCAAGGTCAAAATCTTCGAACTGGCCAGAGTCTAGAACTTCTCTCACCATCTTTTGGATATCCATAACATGATTTCGCTCTCGCTCTAGATCCTCTTGGCGAAACTTCTCCTTAAGATCTCTTGTCTTTCGCTGTGAGTTTGCTACTTCTGCCAACTGTACATTTCGCCTTTGCTCTAGACTACGTTGTTCTGCCATGTAGGCTTGTTCCAACAACTGGATGTCCATCTCAATTCCTTCACGAATGAGAGTGCCTATTTCCTTTTGATGAGCAAACTGTTCTAATCTTATTTGTTCATTTATTTCGGCGTTTTTGTCTGCCCATAGCTCAAGTATTTTTGTAAAATTATTTATGTCTTCAGTCCTATCTATTTTAGGATTTGTATCGTCTGCAATTGCTTCGTCTAGAAGTGTTTGAACATTCTTTATTTCAGATTCTTCAACTTTTTGAGCCTTAAGGCGACGCATCTTTTCATTATGGTTGTTATCCATTAATTCAAGTTCTTTGTAAAAAGCATCTTGATTTTGATTTGCTTCTAAGTCTGCATTTTCTGCACGAAGTCTATATATAGCTTCAGCTTCTTTTTTAAGCTGTTCTAGTTTTACAGTAAAAGGATCTTCATCACCGCCAATTGGATCAGGATCAATAACAGGGTCTACATCATCTTCGTTGGCACTGGTAGGTATAAGCTTGTCTTTTATAAATTTTTGATAAGCCTCTAGCATGTTTGTTTGCTCTTTTTTGAGCCTAGAAAGTCTTTCTGATGCTTGCATATATCCAGTTCTGGGACCTGCCGCACCAAAAAAGCTAGCTGTAAACATTTTCCATACTTGCCCGCTTGCAGAAGTTGGCAGCTCATCACTAAATTCCTTCCTTGCTTTTTTAATTTCTTCTCTGACATTGGCAATATCATCGACCATTATTTTGGCTTGCGCCTGGTTAATTAACGACTCAATGTATTTTTCTGAAGCTTTTGTGCTTTCCTCCAGTGCTTCTTTGGTTAAGGATAGATTTTTATTATACCCTGGTATGATTTTGTTGAGCTTTTCTAGCGCCTCCCTTCTCTTATCTGTAGATAATGTTTCATCTTTTGCAACAGCTTCTAGTTTCCTAATGTTTTCAATCTCTTCACGAACAGACTCATTTGCCTTTTCCCTAGAATTATTATATTTTTCTTGAGCAGTCTCAACTTTTTCAAGCTCTTGCCTAAAAGCAAATAAAGCCACTATACCAGCAGTAATGAGTGAAATTAATAAGCCTATAGGATTTGCGCGTATAGCAATATTGAAAAGTCGTGTTGCAGCCGTAGCAAGATTAATGCTTCCTGTAAGGAGATTTGTTACTACAATATAAGCGGCTGTAAGGGAAGTTGAAAGTCTTGTAATTATATTCTTTGCCCTTAGAGCGGCGGTATATAACAATGTTTGTTTATAGGCTGAACCTGTGAGCATAGCACTTAAAGCTATAGCCTTATTGTAAGAAAAGATAGCTGCAGTAATAACGGCAAAAACTTTTATCGAAAAAACTAAGCCATTTCTAAAACTCGTTACGCTACCATCTGCATCCTCTGTAGCCCCTATAAATTTTGCAAACCACTCTATAAGATTGGCAATACCACTGGTTATGTTTTCTGAAGCAAATGTCCCAATAAGACGTCTACGAATTTTAGCAAGAAGTGCTGCGGTATTTTCATTTTTTATATTGTACTCATCCATTAAGGACGTATTCTCAAACAGAGCTACATTGGCATCTTCTTGGCGTTTACGTACCAAATCTATATTGCCAGCCAAAGCTGCCATCGCTTGCACCCCTCTAGTTCCTCCTACTTCTATACCATCTAGACGTTTTGCCATGGTTTCCATAGAGGGATTACCTTTATTAAGCCCTTCCAAAAACATAAGCAAAGCCTCGTTGGCATCTTCTTCCAAAAGTTTGGAAAATTTGCCCACAGAAGTTCCTGCAACATTGGCAAACTTTTCTACATCCTTACCCATAGAAAGCAAGGTTTTATTAATAGCTGTGGCAGAAGTTTCACGGCTTTGGCCAAGCTCATCGAAAGCTGCGGCTATACCTATTATTTTATCTGCTTGTATATCTGCTACACCAGCTACACCTGCAGTACGTTTCATAAAATCTACCAGAAAATCTGCGGTGTTGGCACCAGAAGCCGATATTGCATTTATAGAAGATCCCAAAGATTCCATAGACACTTGGAAGCTTCTACCAGTTTGCTCGCCAACCTTAAAAATGTTGGTCATTTTACCAACTTCTCTTATGGCATCATCCGAAAGTTCATCTCCAAGTGCTACTTTAAGCTTATTTGCAGTTTCTACAAAAGACTGTACATTTTCTACACCAGTAATACCAAGACGACCAGCTTCTGTAGATAAAGCAAGAAGCTCCATTCTACTAGATCGCGTATCTAGGCTTCCTAGGCTTGTCGTTAACTCATTTACTTCGTCTTTGGTAAGGCCTGTCGTTTTTTGAACATCTGCTTGGGCATCCGATAGCTCCCCTTGGAAATCTATAAGTTTGGAAATAGAGAGTGCTACTCCTGTACCTGTAGCAATAACGGTAGCGCCAAGTGCTGCATACCTAGAAAAGCCATCTGCCATACCTCCAAGCGAGATTTTCGCCGCATTGGCTTGTATGGATAGTTGTTTTATTCTAGAATTGGTAGCGGTAAGATCTAGTTGCAATCTTTTATACTCTGCAGATCCTGGTACCATATTACGCAATTGCAAACGTAATGTAGAGGCTCTTTTTTGCAATTGTGCCATGGTAAGACCCGTCACCCCTATTTGGTTTTGCAACTCTTTCATTCTTGCCTTATTGGCGTTTATGACAGAGTTGTTTTCTTTTATAGAAGCAGAAAGTTTCTTATACCCGGCAGTGTTTTGCTTACCCTGGGCACGGAGTTTATCCCGTTCTGCCCTAAGCGTTTTGTTGGTAGACGTAAGTTTTCTAGTTTGAGAATCTAAACCCTGAAGCTCTTTTTGTGCGGTGTCTCCATTAATAATAATGGAAAACCTCATTTCCTCGTCTACAATGCGCTTTCCCATGTTATGAACTTTTGTTCAAATTTGGGTTAATCGATAGGTTTAAGGTGTGACAAGTGGTGGGAAGTGGTTAGTGGTGAGTGGTAGTTGAGTGGTGAGTGGTGAGTGGTGGTTATCTTTTTGTCTTCTTTTCTTCAAAAGATTTTTTAGCGAGTAGGTAAAAATTACATAGAGCAGTTTCGTAGCGTTCCTTTGCGCTGCTATTTGCAAATGCGCCATAAGTCATACCAAAACACTCGGCTAAATCTGAATTATTTAAACCGAGTTCTTTCTTTAGTTTTTTTATATTCATTTTGAATTAGTTTTTAACACTAATTAAATTTTGACCAATAGCCATTTTTTCAGTTTCTTTAACAATCATTCTAATTTCATTTCTGAGTTTAGAGTTTAAGTTACTTTCATTTAAAGAATGAACTATTTTATCTATAGAATTGTAAGAATCTACAAAATAATCTTCCAATTCTTTATTATCCAAATCGGTACAGTCTTGCTGATAATCATCAAATCTTGAAAGGCAATTTATACAAAATTGTTTTAAATCTATAAGGCTCATATTCATTATTGAATAGCCTTTAGAAGTTTTAGTAGTTTTGAAATTAGTTTTAATGTTAAAAGTTAAAATTTCATTTTTTAGAGTTCCCATAATTTTCAAATTAATGTAGTGGTTATTTCCTTTCTACCTTACAAATATAAGTATATACTTAATATATAGAAAGTTTTATTGAATTTATTTTCAGATCATACTTAAATTTTAACATTTAATAGCATTTATTGGTCCCCGTTCTTCTCTGGGTAATTTTCCTTAAGCCAAACTTGATACCAGTCCTCTTGTTTGGTTTTGCGATTATAGAAAAGCCAAATGAATCTACACAATATAGACGCTGAAGCGGAAAATACAAATAACCATAAGTAGATCATCCATTCCATACTAGAGCTTTCGCTTACTGGCTGTACTGGAATAGAGATTTGTAACACAAAAAATTGAATAGTAAAGAGTAAAGTTTTCATGAATTTTGGATTAAATGTTAGTAATATTTTCCCATTCGCTAATGACATAGTCGATTTGGGATTTGTATTCGTAGTAGTAAGTATAAAAACCTTCAAACTGATCTATAGAATTCATTACCGTGGCATGATCACGTCCAGATAAAGCGGAAAGCCTAAGCAAAGTGTATTTATGATCCCTAAGTAAAAAAAAGTAAACACTTCTAGCCACA